CTTGGAGAAGAGCTAAGGTCGTAGCATCGTCATTACCTTCAGTGTGGATAAGTGAGATATTAGGTTTAATAACGGACTTCTGCTGTGGTTGAATGGAAGTAGGTTTTGACCATCCAAATGTAGCGGCGGTTCGTCCCACTGCTCGCGACACCCAAGCGACGGATGAAGCAACACTACCGATTACTGGAATTCCGGAGAGAACATCAGCAACGGTGGTTACTCCACTCGCAATCTTGGATATTGGACCAGCGGCTTCAACCTCGCCTGTATCAGAAGCGCACACGGGCTGCACGTCAGATTGTGCAACACGATAGCCTTTTGCTTGCAAACGCTTAATCTCATGTTTGTCGCGCGCGGCGGAAATCACATCGTTTTGTGTGGGTACATAGAACTGTGGATTTACGAAGCGTGCAAAGACAGTATATTTAGCAGTTTCAGCAGAGGTTGAACCTAAAAGGGGTGAGAACACATACAAAAATGCAGATCCGAATTGATTTTCTGAGTTGGAAAGGTCAAAGAGATCATATATATTTGCATATGGGCAAATCAGTTTAAGCGAATTACCTTCTTCAATACTAACAATTTTATATGGGCAGGAGGTTTGAGATGCAAGGAAGCGAGTTCCCTTGCGCCTGAAATCTCCAGTTTGATCATAATAGGGATTGTAGACAAGCATTAAAGCTCCTTGTAAAAAGGGTTGAGCATTAATTTTGACTTCGATCTCGATGTCAGCTTTGAGGTACTGATAATTCTTCAACTTATCGACAACTAGGGGTGAGCTATTGAAAATGTCTTGAGGAAAGTTGAACTGGCGCAGATAATTCTGAGTATCATTATCGTAATCAGACGGGGTAAGTTGGATTGGAATAGCGGTGTCGGCGGTTTTCCATTCATACGTACCCAGGTTGACTGGTCGTTGCAGGATACTCATAATTTCATGCCTGGTGGTGTCGTTCAAGGCCATCTGAGTAGAAGTAGATGACATCGGTACGGCATCAGCAGACATCTGTATGTCAGTTAACAAGTTTCCTCGGGTTGAATCGACGTTCGTGTTTTGGTCATGGTCATACGAAACAGAACCATTCGAATTAGATGAGTTAGTAGCAGTCATGTAATGCGACAGGGGTAGATGACTATTCACCCTGAAGTCGGGAGCTGTATCAACAGAGCACAGCAACACTCTATAATTTGGCAAGGAAATAGCAGTAAACCGGGAAGTATCCCGTTTGTATTCTCAGTTCAAGATCACATTTCCGGAGCAAGGCCAAGGAGTTTACCAAAGAGGAACATATTCTGTTCGGGCGTACATATCACGATTGTATCTGTACGTCTCCATCTGCTCGTAATAGGTCGGAATTATCATAGATAATCCAACTTTTCCGAGTTCCTCTTGTATACGAGTACTCCAGAACTCATATACGGCTTGCGGATGGAGAGAGAGTTCCATGATCGTTTGTTCACAGTTTTCGATGGTTGCCGATTTGTGGGCTTTTCCACGTATCCAATTGGTTATCTCGAGAAGATTCTCAAGGTCCATGGGTGCGAGGTAGGTCCCATCAGATTGAATGGCAAACTTTCGCTTTAAGAAGGCGGTATCTTCCAGACGTTTGTAAGGAAGAGTCGCGCCACTCTTGGTCTCATCGGTGTATGTAAGTCCAAAGGAAGCAAGTGCAGTGGTCAAAGTTGTTTGATTGAACCAACCAATTATTTCGGTGCTGACGGATTTCACGTCATCATCGCCATAAATGATTTCAGCAACATGCTTCCTGTAGTCACACACAGCGGGGAGACCTTGTTCTTTCTTGATTAACATGTATGCAATTCGCATAACAATGCCGTTAAACAATGAGTTGATGATGACAGTTAGAGGATTTCCAGACGGTTGTGAGTGAGTTTTCCGAATCACTTCACCACGCACTAGGATATCAGCGTTGCAGATATGCTCCCAAAGAG